TTCATTGTCATTAGAGCGGCAAAAAATCCATCATAGTACCCTCTCCTGTATTCCCTTTCAACCTCTATATCAGGGTCTATCGGTATAGCAATAATACTCATAGCTTCGCCTTAGGCCATCCCTTGACAGGATCATAGCCCTTGCTTTCAGCCCAAGTATCGAAAGTCTGATAAGGGACTATCCCCTCGTCGCGTATCCGCCTCACGCTAGACTCGATGCCGTCCAATACGTCATAAACTGCGCATCGGCAGTTCACATTATGGCCTACCTCGGAAAACATGCGCGGCTGAGGCGCGGTATCCCCGTCCATACGGAAAATGTACTTTACTTCGTCGCCTTCCTTGACCTCTTCCGCGTATTGCCCATCCAATGCGCCATGACTCGAACGCGTCCGCTTATCTAGTGCGGCAGACCATCGCTTTTTAGTGACTAGCCCAGCCTCTTTCGCCGCCTCATGCGAAGCCTCAGCCCCCTCTGACCAACATCGCCCTGCCTCGGTCCTGACTACCCGTTGCGCCTGCCAAAGACCCTTGTCAAACTCGCCCTTTATCGTCCGCGCTATCTTGGTGTAGCTGTCGCCGTTCGTTATCCCACGCATGATCGCGGATTGCGTGGAATAAATCCCTGCCGTGGTATTCTTGGCCCATGTCTTCACTAGGTCGAGGCCCGACACATCCGAGTAAACCGCTGCCCTAATGGCTGCAATAGGAAGCGCCGGTATTCCGAGCTTAACTCCAACTGCCTGATCATAGGCCCAGACGTTCCTATAGTACCCATCCTGGATGGCCTGCGCGCTCGTCTCCTCTGTGAGCTTTACGCCTTTATTCCTAAGCGCAGTCATCTCGTCGGCTAGGTTTTGAAGTTTGTTTGCGAGCTGGTTGTACCTGATTGCATCTTCTTTCCTTATGTAGATAGGACCGCTGGGAGTCGATACGGGAGTCGATAGCCCCACCTTAGCGTAGAGCTTGGCTATGTCCTCAGTAGTACGGTCATAGGAATCCTTGTAAAGCCTAAGCAATGCCCGATCGATGGCTTTGTCCCGAGCCGCCTCGCTTGCATAAAAGCCTTGCTCTTGTAGCTTGGCCAGGTCTCTAAATGGTTTATCTGCCATTTAATCAGCAATCCATGATACAAATGCATTAGAAAACACATTTACGCATTCCCCGATCTTGCTTTCGTAATACTTCCCAATACCAGTACTTGTTTCATATATTTTGCCGGACGATTCTTTTATAATAATAATGCACTTGGGTTCTCCAATAAAATTCAATGTATAAGTTTTGTCAACAATTGTACCAACCCATGGCCGCTTATATTCCGGAACGCATGATATGAAAAATATAGTAACTACAAATATAATCATAACGTGCTTCATGTGCACTCCTTCTCTGGGCCTATGAATGGTTTGTTGGTAATTTTTAACCTTCGGGAAACGCGTGCATTTCGGAAGCTGCATATCCCATGGAATACCATTGCAACAATTTGCGATATAATCACTTGACCAGTGTTGGCATATTGGCTCAACAAAACAATGAGACATGAGAAAAATTGTATTTTCTACAAATCCATTATTGCTCATGGGAAACACCAATCATTTAATATTGCCACTTTACTCATCCGTTGCTAATTTACTGAATCCAGTTAGCGAAGACTATGCATTACTAACATTCAGGAAGCTCTGGCAATTGGATCCAATGTGTAACATTTCCGCAGCAGTTAACAAACACACCGTTTTTATATTTTAGAATTTCAATGTCCCCATAATCCATATATGCAATTACTGTCTGCAATTCTTTTGGTAATTCATCCTCAATATTTATCCACTCGCCCATATATCCCCCTTGGCTCTATTCTATCATGGCTTTATGGATCGCGCTATAGAAATCGCATATTCCTTGACGTAGTTAACGCAAGCAGGGAATATCCCAACATCAGTATCCCCGCCACATTCAAAGATTATCTTTTCTACTAACTCTTCCTCGGCGTTTTCGCATTGCCATTTCCCCTTCTCATCACGTACCATCATTTCACCTTATTCGCGTTCTACACGTAAATTGATCTTAAAAATACGGGCTATCAGACCGAGAATCTTAGCACCAAACCTGCTTTTACCAGCCCCTACAATTTTTACCTTGACCGTCAATTCCCCAATGCTTGCCATTATCCCCCCTTGTTAACATCCTGTTCATCTTGACTGCATAGCTTTCTACTAGAAAGCAAAAAGCATTCTTTTGGCCTACTATAGTCTAGCTCGTTATGATATGAGCAGCCACACTTATATATACGCTGCTCCCTATACGCCTTTGGTTTTATTACCAATTGGCTTCCGCAAAATGGGCAAACGTTATTCCGCATTATTCCCCATTGTTAGCATTCTTATAACCTGGCTTAGCTATCGGCGATATTGCTTCCGGTTTATCCGGAGTAAACACATCTGCCGGCCCTAGCATCCGCATAGCATCCTCACGCGTCATCGTTGGCATTGCGGCTAGGACAATCTCGATCCCTGTAGCGAGCGGGAGTTGTTTGTTTGTCACTGCTTGCGCCACAGTTATTAGCGAGGCTACCTGAGCACCGTTTAGCGCTTGGGCCTGAACGTCACCACTGACAGGAAGGGCTATGCCATCGGAGCCAGTCTCGCTCAGTATCTCGGAGTCCATATCCTGACCACCCATCGCTCCGTTCATCTCATCGGCAATCGCTTCGGGATCGGGTATGAAATCGGCAGGGAATACCTTTAAGGCGATATTGTTCGGAAGTATACCTGCTACCTTTACGAATTGGTCAACCGCGCTCGCCATGTCAAACGGCAAATTGCGCCTGAACTGTATATTTACTTGCGGACGGTTTTGCGGCTTTGCTTTCATGTTTCCAGTTACATTCTGTGTTAGCCTGATTCTCCACTGGAGACCACGGCTAAAATATGCTTCGCAAGACGCGCAAAAGTATTCAAACTGCAAAAGCTTATAGGCAAGAGCTATCCCGCTTATCTGTCCCGTGGTCGCAATGTCGTTCGGGTTGATAATCTGCATCATATCATAGATAAGCCGCTCGAATGTGTCGGCTACAGTTTTTATAAAATCTATCGGTATATTTTTTTGAAGGAAAGCAACAGACTGCGTTACATTGTCGCCCAAATCCTCAAATGTTCGCGTTACGCGAAGCTTGTCAATCTCACTTAATCCAGACTCATCGAGCTCGCTAGATAGTCTATTCCTAAGCAAAAGGTATGAACTAGCAAATCGTTGAGCTTCGTTAGCATAGTCCTCGGATATAATTCTGTCGTGAAAGTCTATTATAGGGATAACGCAGTCAAAAAGGTTGCTACAATCCTTGGCTATTTTATATTGGACGAAAGGTACTTCTCCATATCCATGCTGCATGGGGTTAGGCTCGGCTGGCTCTCCAACGTGCGCAGGCTCTGGCGTGGCAAGCGCAATGCTGGAGAATTCCTTCCCGACATATTTAGTAATAGATATATTGTCGTAACTATATACTTCGCACTCTTCATCGCCGTCGTCCGTCCGATGCTTGTAATAGCGAATCATTCCTTCGAGCTTAGGCGGCAGAGAATCATCCCATATCGGAATACATTGCTCGGTAGGCACCTGGACGAACCTAGGTTCATTGTCTTTAGTATAGTGGTATTCCCACGCTTGCCCGTGAGTCAACGCGGTCTCAAAAAGCTCTTGCGTCGTTAGCTGCTCGTCGTTAGAATCAAATATCGGCTGTAGCGTATCCTCGGAGTATCCGTCATCTGTCGAGTAAACCACGTTCCCCGGCTTTACCATGTACCCAGATGTTAGACGGATACCCTTGCGAGCAATAGGGATAGGCACTCGAGCGTCGGGCTCTTCGTGCGCGCGCCTGCCAAGTATGGCGGCATTGTATCCTCCAGCATATTTTCGCTGTTCTTCGATCTTAGCGCATCGAGCAGAGTCGGCGGCTATCCGTTTCTGGATTTGCTTTATGTCCATGATTGCTCCATTATTATCATGCCTAACCTTTCGGCTAGCATATATTCAATAGCAGCCCCGCGAGACTTTGACCATCCATCTAGCATATAAATGGCATCGCAATCCATGAGCGCCTTTATGTCTAATTTCATAAACTCGATCCATTTGGCCGACTGATCTATTCCTAGACATATATCGTGTGGGCTGACTGGCTCATGTCCGATGGCGATTAGATGTTTTTTTGCGCATTCAAAGGATTGTTTATTTAGATTCT